TGATTATGTGGAATGATAGAGAATCTTATAAACCAAAAATTACTATAGTAACAGCCTTGTTTGATGGCCGTTGCACGGGGATACCACATTCGGTAGGAATTTATAACGAGGAATGGGTAGACCGCCTTTATAGGGGCATAAGTAGAAATTATAATGACACGTTTGAGTTTATTTGCTTGGTAGATAAGAATTATAAATTCAAAGAAGATATTAAAGATGTTAGATTCAAGCGCTCAGTAGATCAGTATGGTTGGATGAGTCTTATGGAAATGTATCGTCCAGACTTATGTACAGGCAAACGATTTACAGTAGGACTTGACACAATTATTACTGGCCCTTTGGATGATATCTTTGAGTATGAAGCTAAGATAGCAGTATGTAGTGATCCAATATTTCCTAAAACTATATGTAATGCTGTTACTATATGTGATGATGAATTTTGTGAAGAATTTTGGAATTCGTGGATTAATGATGAGTATAATAAAATTCAAAATAATAAATTAGCTTTCGGCGGAAGACAAGTACCATCAGAGATGGTTCTTTTGAGAAATTTATATGGAGATAGTCCCCGAATTGATTCCATTTTTAAAAGTAGAATATTAAGTTACAAGATACACATTCAACAAAATCCAGAAAGAATTAAAGATAGTAGTATTATTTATTTTCATGGTCAGCCAAAACCACACCAGGTACTTGGTGCTCAGTGGGTACAGGAGAATTGGATATGAGTTTACATAGGTTAGGTAGTAAAAACTTTGTACACCAAACAGCTATAATAGATGATAATGTGACTGCGGGTGAAGGAAATTATATAGGTCCTTTTTGTTATTTAACAGGAAATTTAGAAATAGGAAATAACAATAGGTTTGAATCCCATTGTACAGTAGGTACGAGAGCGGAACATACCGAGCACTGGCATAAAGATGGTAGAACTATTATAGGAGATGATGGTACATTTAGAGAACACATTAGTATTCATGCAGCAACGACCGATGGGTTGACTAGAATAGGCAACTGTGTTATAATGTTAAACAAGGCTTATGTTGCCCATGATTGCATTATAGAAGATGGGGTGACTTTAAGTTGTGGGGTAAAGATTGGTGGTAATGTTCATGTGATGAGAGATAGTAATTTGGGTATGGGAGCTTCAGTACATCAGTATCAAGTAATAGGTTCTTGGTCGATGATTGGTATGGGCAGTATTATTCCTAAGAAAACAAGACTTGAACCAGGCCAGACATGGGTAGGCAATCCAGCTCGAAGATTAAAAACTAATATGTATGCATTAGATAAGCATGATATAGATGATTATATGTTAGTAGAAGAAACTGCTAGATTTACTCAACTAATAAAAGACTCTGAGTTTCCGGAAAGATGGAAATGAAAAAACAAGAACCACCATATCAATTAAAACATTATCTTAATTCTATCAATCATCAGAAAAATGATTTGATGGATAGTGAAGATGTGTTTTGGGAGAAAAATTATCCAACTTTTGCTGTGAATAGATGCATTGGATCTCACAGTGATAGTTTATTCTATGCAAATGAAATGAATCGTTTACATTTTTTAGACAAGAAGCTCCAATATAATTTTTTACTAAATAGTATTAGCAAACGAAAACGTTTTGCTCCTTGGTTGCGAGCTAAAGAAGTAGAAAATATAGGGCATGTAAAAGAATATTATGGATATAGTAATGATAAAGCTAAACAGGCTCTAAATGTTTTAACCGACGACCAAATAAGAATAATAAAAAGTAAATTGATTAGAGGTGGTAAGCATGGAACTGGAATGGACGACCGGCCTAATGTTAGAGGTGGGGTTGGATGAACCTGATGATTTCCTTAAAGTAAGGGAAACGCTTTCACGAATTGGTGTTGCTTCAAGAAAAGAGAATAAATTATATCAGTCTTGTCACATATTACATAAGCAAGGCAGGTATTACATAGTACATTTTAAAGAGTTGTTTGCTTTGGATGGGAAACCAACCAACATAACTGCAAACGATTTAGAACGAAGAAACACTATTGCAAGCTTGTTGAGAGATTGGGGACTGATTTGTATTATAGGTGAATGTGGTGAAAAAGCTCCACTGTCACAGATAAAAATAATTTCATATAAAGAAAAAGATGATTGGATTTTGGAGACAAAATATAACATTGGTAAAAAATAAACGGAGAATATATTATGGCGGTAAAGATAGTTAGATTGAAAAGCGGTGAAGATGTAGTAGCAGATATTGATGAAAATGCAGATACAATAACAATGGAGAATCCAACAGTTATTGTACCAATGAGTGATCCTAATAGTGAACAAATTAAAATGGGGGTTGCACCTTGGGCACCATTTATAGCAAAACAAAAAGTAGAAATCTCTAGAGATTGGATTGTTTTTATAGCTGATGCTGATGAAGCTTTAGCTAGTAATTATAGACAACAGTATGGGTCAGGCATTGTTGTGCCTGATGTATCTACCACATCTCAACTGAATGGATAAGAATTAAATAGTCTTGACTCTTTATTGTATGTGTGTTAGCATATAATATATGTCTGAAAATTTTTATACAAATATAATTCAGAAAGGCAATTCACTTTTAATTCGTAAAATTTCAGATGGAAAAAGGGTTTATGAAAAAGTAAATCATAAACCTACGTTTTATTTTCCTTCTAAAAAGAAAAAATCTAAATTAAAAACTTTGTCTGGTGTTCCAGTAGAAGCAATAGAATTGCCTTCTATCTCGGACGCTCGTGAATTTTTGGGCCATTATAGAGATCAGCCTGGACTGGTCTATGGAATGGAAAGGTACCCCTATGTCTGGATAGCAGACAACTATGAGGGGTTTGTTGATTGGTCAATGGATAAGATTTTAGTTATCACTATTGACATTGAAGTTGCAAGTGAGCATGGGTTTCCGGACCCAGGACTAGCTGAAGAAGAAGTCCTTTCCATTACTGTTAAGAATCACAAGACTAAAAAAATAATTGTGTGGGGTGTGTATGATTATAATAACACCCGTGATGATGTAGAGTATATATATTGTGTGGACGAGCGTGAGTTGCTCGAGCAATTTGTTGGATTTATGGTAGAAGTCCAACCAGATATTATTACTGGTTGGAACACCACATTCTTTGATGTGCCTTATCTCGCTAATCGAATCACCAAACTATTCGGCGATAAGATGCGGAATAATATGTCACCTTGGAATGTTGTGTCTGAGGAAAAAGTGAATACTTTTGGTAGAGAACAAACCAAATATAATATTTGGGGTGTTGCTAATATGGATTATTTGGATCTATATCGCAAATTCACTTATAAAAATCAAGAATCTTATAAGTTAGATTATATAGCTTTTGTGGAATTAGGTGTCAAGAAGGATGAAAATCCATATGAAACTTTCCGCGAATGGTATACAAAAGATTATCAATCGTTTATTGATTATAATATTAAAGATGTAGAGTTAGTTGATGCTCTGGAAGATAAGATGAAACTTTTGGAGTTGAATCTTACTATGGCATATGAGGCTAAAATTAATTATATGGATGTATTCTCACAGGTTAGGATGTGGGATGTAATCATGTATAATTATTTGCGGAGTAAAAATATTGTAGTACCTCAACGAGATATTAATACTAAAGGCTCTAGATATGAAGGTGCCTATGTAAAGGAACCACAGACAGGCCAACATGATTGGGTCATGTCATTTGATTTGAATAGTTTGTATCCACACTTAATGATGCAATATAATATCTCGCCAGAAACTATGATATCTGAGCGATTTCCAAAAGGCATTAGTGTAGATAAATTATTAAATAAGGAAGTTGATACTAGTATATTAGGTGATAATTTAACAGTTACACCAAATGCAGTATGTTTTAGAAAAGACATTAGTGGATTTCTCCCAGAATTAATGGACACAATGTATAAAGATAGGGTGAAATTTAAGAAGTATGCTTTAGAATCTAAAAAAAGATATGAAGAAACGAAAGATAAAAAGTATTTGAATGAGATTTCTAAATATAATAATATACAAATGGCTAGGAAGATAGCACTAAATAGTGCATATGGAGCTATCGGCAACCAATACTTCCGATATTATGATGAGAAGTTAGCAACTGCAATTACAACATCAGGACAGCTGTCTATTAAATGGATAGAAAAAAAAGTAAATGAGTACCTCAATAAAATATTACAAACCGAAAATACTGATTATATTATTGCATCGGATACAGATTCAATATATGTTAGTTTCAACCAATTGGTTTCTCGATCTTTTGGTGATAGAAATGGAGTATCGAAAGAACAAATCGTCAATTTCTTGGACAAAATCGCCAAAGAAAAAATTGAACCTTATATTACTAAAAGTTATGAGGAGCTTGCATCTTATATAAGGGCCTATGCTCAAAGGATGGAAATGTCCAGAGAGGTCATTGCTGATAAAGGCATCTGGACGGCTAAGAAACGATACATACTAAATGTCCATGATAGTGAAGGTGTAAGGTATGCAGAACCCCAATTAAAGATAATGGGCATAGAGGCGATTAAGTCCTCAACACCGGCGCCCTGCCGGGATATGATTAAGTCGGCATTATCTTGCATAGTAAATAGTGATGAACAATCTTTGAATTCTTTGGTTCAAGCCTTTCGTAAAAGTTTTATGAAATTGAAAGTGGAAGAAATAGCTTTTCCACGGTCGGTTAATGGTGTTAAAAAGTGGGGTGATAGATCAGGAGTGTTTAAGAAAGGAACACCGATGCATATCAAAGGAGCATTAATTTATAACCATCTTCTAAATGAGAATAAATTAAATACGAAGTATCAATTGATTCAAGATGGCGAGAAAATAAAATATCTACTTCTTAAAACACCAAATACAGTACAAGCTAATTGTGTTGCATTTCTTGGTGAACTACCTAAAGAATTTGATTTACATAAGTACATAGATTTTGATACTATGTTTGAGAAGTCATTTGTGGATCCACTTTCATTGATTGTGGATGAAATAGGTTGGAATATAGATAGAAGTTACGGCACACAAAGGACATTAGAGGCGTTATTTGGATGAAGAAAAAAAATAACTATGATAACAAATATTCTATAGCCCACTGGGATGGGTGTGAGAATGATGATTTCTTTTTTAATTGCTTTACAAATTCATCTGAACAATGGAAGAAAGAAATATATGATATATATTTTGGCAGCACCTTTTTACATAGAGATGTAACTTATGGTGATACTATGGGAACTAATATATCTCAAAACCAGTATAGAAATTTATTAGAGATACAGGAGAAATATGGGATACCACTTTCTTTAACTTTAAATGAAATGAATAGGCCGGTAGAAATGTTACGCCGAGATATAATTAAAGACCTTATTACATTTATTGGGAAATTTTATGATGATGGTATTAGAAGCTGTACTATCAGTCATACACATCTAATGAAAACTGGAGCTTTACAAGAAACTTTTCCAGATATGAATTGGAAAAATACAGTTAACCATGGCATTAAAACGACACAACAATTTATAGATTATGTAAATTTAGGATACAATACAATACAACTTGATAGGGATTTTAATAGAAACCATAGAGAATTAAAACGAACTAAAAAAGAAGCAGATAGGCTTGGCGTTAAGACTTGCTTATTGATTAGAGAAGGTTGTATGCCAGAATGTCCGTATAAGACAGAACATGATTGCTGGCAAGGCGCTGGATATTTCCGCACCATCAATTCAAGTTATTGGGATTCTATAAAATTTACTTGTAATAAATGGCGGTCAGGTGATTTTGTTAACCACGGTCTACCTAATCCAAGAACAGCAACAGATATAATGATACATTCAAAGGAAGATTGGGATGATTTTGCTGATATTGTTGATATATTTAAAGTTTCTGGTAGATTGATTAGGTATCCTAAAAATCATTTAGAAAAATTTGGATATTATTTTCTTATAGGTGATAAAATTGTGGCAGCTGAAAGCTTTAAAGAGATATATGAAAATAATTTATCTCCATTTTTAATGTGGTATACATACCATACTGTGGAAAAGGATCATCCAATGGTAACTGATATAGATGAGATAAAGAAATTGCTCGCTGGACATTTTTGGAATACTGACCCGGCCAAAACTCTATGTAAGATTTTAAAAAATTGTAAAAATCAATGTTATAGTTGCCATAAATGTGATGAGTTATTTATGGGTGAACATTTAGATTCATTAATAAGTTTATGAACAAAGAATTATATAGTTATCTAGGCAACCATTCTAATAGTGATGGATTACCTGTAATGAATACAGGTGAGTTTAAGTTTTGCACCGAGAAGTATGGTAAGGAGGAGTTTAGATTAACTCT